ATAAGGAAAAACAATGTCAAGAATAGACACAAATGTAACTACAAGTAAAAAAGAAAAACGTTACAGTGATCTTGCAATGGGATTTACTATGTCACCCGTGACTGGTAATATTGCTATGGTTTATGATGAACAATCAGTCAAACAAGCAATAAAAACATTGATCTTGACTAAACCTGGTGAGCGATTCTATAATAAAGATTATGGGACAAGTGTTCATGATATGTTATTTGATATGATTGATCCTATCACTGCTGAAAATATAAAAATGAGTATTGAAGAAGCTATTAAAAATTATGAACCTCGGGTTGAAACGCTCGAGGTTCGAGTAGTAGGTGATGAAGTAAATCTACAGTATGTAATCAATATATTTTTCAGAATAATAAATATACCTGAGGTCCAAACAATGGACATAATCCTAAAAAGAGTTCGTTGAAGCATGTCAAATTCATCTATTAATCTAGTAAACTTAGATTTTGCAACCTTAAAATCTAGCCTAAAAACATATATGTCAGCGCAAAATATATTCAAAGATTATAACTTTGATGGATCTGCAATGGATGCTTTGCTTGATGTTCTTGCATACAACACATACAAAAATGCTTTCTATCTAAACATGGTAGGCGCAGAAGGTTTCCTAGATTCGGCACAGATGAAAGGTTCTATATTTTCACATGCTAAAGAACTGAATTATCTACCCAGATCTGCGAGAAGTTCTTCTGCAAACGTCACGATAAATTTTACAGCAACAAGTGCAAGCCAACCTTACGTTATTCGTAAAGGTGAAACCTTTAGCACAATTATAAACCAAACCTCATATGTGTTTAGTGTCGCTGATGATCAAATATTGACTTCAGCAAATAACACATATACTTCTACCTTCAATATTTATGAAGGTTCATATGTGACAGATAATTATATAGTTCTTGATAGTGACATCTCACAGACATTTATTATTAGTAACGTTGATGTTGACACAGATTCCATCTCTGTTTTAGTCTATGAACACGGTTCTACCACACCTTCTGTTTACGCCAGAGCAACTTCACTATTAGGATTAAATTCACAATCAAAAGTTTATTTTATTCAAGCAAATTCTACTGGCAAATATGAGATAATTTTCGGTGATGATGTTATCGGAAAAAGACCTTTGCCCGGAAGTACAGTCATTATTGATTATCGTGTTACTGCAGGTCTTGCTGGTAATGGTGGAAAGAATTTCATAATAAATTTTGATCCTACTGGAAGTGGCGAATTAACTTCATCAGTTGCCACAACCACTAACAAATATTCACCTGAAGCAGCCGGTCAATATTCTGCAAATGGTGATGACGCAGAAAGCATTGAGTCAGTAAGATATTATGCACCTCGTCATTTCCAGACACAAGAACGTGCTATTACTACGAATGATTATGAAACAATTCTTAAGATGCAATATCCTGAAATCGGCGCTATATCTGTTTATGGTGGAGAAGATGCAACACCACCTAGATATGGTAAAGTTTTTATTGCAATTGATATTAAAAATGTTGATGGGTTACCCACATCCAAGAAAAACGAATATTACAATTTCTTAAAATCTCGTATGCCTCTTTCGATTGATCCTATATTCATTCAACCTGAAATGACATATGTTCAAGTCAATTCTCGTGTAAAATATAACGTTAACGAAACCACTAGAACTTCAAATAATATCAAGGCAGGAATATCGTTGGCTATTTCTGAATTTGCATCAAAATATCTAAATAATTTCAAAGCAGCTCTTTATTATTCAAAATTGACATCTGCAATTGATGCTGTTGATAATAGCATTGTATCAAATCAAACAAAACTATACGTCTATAAGAAATTAAGTCTGTCAACTGACATACCTCAAAATTTAGTTATAGATTTCAACATGCCATTGAAGAAAACTTACTATGTTTTAAACACCTTAATATCAAATAAATCAGTAACTCAAGATGACGTTGAGATGGCACATTCACTTCATTCTTCATTATTTATCTATAATGGAAGTATTTGCGAATTGGAAGATAATGGTGCTGGTGTGGTTCGTATAATCAGAAAAACTGATCATGTCATTGTCAAGAATATTGGAACTATCAATTATGAAACTGGTAGAGTACTGCTGAATAATTTTTCAGTAGATTCATATGATGGCAATTACTTCAACCTATACATCACCCCACGAGAATCAGATGTAGTGATTAAGAAAAATGAAATTCTGTATATTGAATCTTCTGGAATTAATGTAACTGTAGAACCTGTGAGAATCTAATGTCGAATATTGAAAAGAATATTTCTCAGTTTATCAAAAATCAATTCCCTGTTATTTACAGGGAAGAAGGTGATTTGTTTGTTGAATTTGCGACTAAATATTATGAATGGATGGAACAATCGAACAATGTTTTATATTATTCAAGAAATTTTTTAGAAAATAGAGATATTGATGAGACTGTAGATGATTTTATCATAAGATTCAAAAATAAGTATCTAAATGATATTCAAATTGACACTGTTTCTAGTTCAAGAAATCTAGTAAAACATTCATTAGATTTATATCGTGCAAAGGGAACTGAGCGTGCTATTGACACGTTTTTTCGTGCTGTATATGGCGCACCTGCTGAAATTTATTACCCAGGTAAAGACGTTTTTCGCCTATCAGATGGAAGATGGGTTAAGCCTATCTACCTCGAAGTCAATGAAAGTGAACACAATGTTTTTTTTGCTGGCAAACAGATTGTAGGTTTGAATAGTGGAGCTACAGCTTTCGTTGAACGATACATCAAACGCAAAATTAAATCAAAATATATTCACATATTTTACATATCTGCAATTAACGGAGAATTTGTAACAGGTGAATCTTTGACGTTGCCCGATCAGACGACTTTGAAAAACATACCTAAAGTTATTGGGTCAGTGACAACACTTGATGTTATTGCAGGAAGCAGCGGGTTTGCAATTGGCGATATTGTCAATATATCTTCTGAAAACGGCAATCAAGGTAAAGCAAGAGTTACTGCAATCGCAGACGTTACAGGACTTGTGACATTTAATTTAACAGATAGTGGATGGGGTTATACTTCAAATGCTCAAATCCTAGTTTCTGATAAAGTTTTAACTCTTAGCAATGTTGTTGCAGGTCCTGCAACAACAGATTTGCCTTTTAAATTATTTGAGACTATCAAACAACCTTTAGCTAATATCGCCCTTAGAAATGCAAATGATACTATTTCAATTGCTAATGGTGATTATCTTTACACATATTATTCAAATAATAAATTAGCAGGAACAGGTCGAGTTTTATCATATACTTCAAATGGTTCTACAAACGGTGAAGTTTTTGTTGCAGAAGTTTATAACACACTCGGACCAGTCGTTCAGCCATCTGCAAACTTGGCAGGAACTGTTTCTGTAACTTTGAATGATACACCTGTTACGGGATATAGCACTATAACTGCTAACTCAACAATCATTGATGGCACAGGAACTGATTTTGTAAGCAATATTAGACCAGGTCAGATTATTAAATTATTTGCGTATAATAGCAATAACGTATTATTGAGTATTCAAGACAAAAAAGTTTCAAGTATAGCTAATACTACTCGTCTTACTCTGACAACAAATTCGACAACAACTTCTTCTAAAGTCATAATTCAATCTATAGGTTCATTGGGTATAACTGGATCAGGAACTTCTTTTAATACTCAATTTGTTTACGGTGACACAATTGCAATTTTTGGTAATTCTTCTAGTTATGTTTTGAGAACTGTCAATGCTGTTACAAACGCAACATATTTAACTATTCAGGAGAATATTGATTTTAGTAACACTTCATGCAATTATGCTAATGTGTCATACGACTATAAAGTATATACTGGAGGCAACACATTAAGTGCGAATATTTCAACAAGAACTGATAAATCTGTTACAGCTAATATTATGGGTGAGTCTGCAAATTTGACGTTATATGTCACGGGCATCAATGGGCAATACACAAACAATCAAATCGTGTATCAACTGAATGCAAATAATGTTGAAATTGCTAATGCAATTGTAGTTTCTTCTCAAATCACCGTAGGTTCGAATGTTCTTTATAGTGTTCAGAATTCTAACGGCGTATTTGTTGTAGGCGGTCAACCTATTAATTCAAGATATGCTAATGGAAAAAATACAGGATTTATTGGCACTTTATCTAGAGTTGATATGAGTATAGGTATTACTGATATTGCAGGTGCAGGTTCGTTTACTGATACCACATACAACTATGTCTATGGTGTTGACTCTTCGTCAAATGCTTCTATATCTAGAATAAGTTCAGGTACTTTAGCTGATTTTAGTATAACTAATACAATGACATATTCTGAAACTATCATAATATCAACAGATAGAATAACTAAATATGCAAATGTAAGATTAAATTCTACTGTATTCGGGTTTCCTGCTAACGTAACTGCAAATGTAATTTCACATAACTTGATAGATATATTGCCGCCTTCTCCATATGATATAATCATTGGCGGAATATCATCTTTGACCGGCATCAACCCAGGTAAGAATTATGACGTAGCACCCTTTGTCACGTTATATGAACCTGAAGTTGCTATTTTCGGTCTAAGAGATCTTGAGTTGCAAATAACAAATCTTGTTGGCGGATATTTCTCACCTGGCGAGTTAGTTTATCAAACTTCCGGTGCTAGAGGCATCGTGAAGGAAGCAAATTCTACTAATGTTAGTGTAAAGAGATTAAACTTTGCAAATAGTTTCTTACTCACGGAAAATATCACTGGCTCTTTGACAGGATCTTATGCAAATGTAATTTCATTCTTTACTTCACCTGGTGCAACTCCTATAGGTTTGAATGCTTTAGTTTCTGCTAATGTGCAAACTTCTTCAGGTTCTGTTAGCAAGTTAGAAGTATATGATTCCGGTTTCGGATATTTACCTGATGAAGTTACAAAATTTGTTTCAAGTGATGGAACAAGAACAGGTACTACAAAAATAAATTTAGGCAAAAAAGGAATGTCTGAAGGTTTCTATAAGAATAAAAAAGGTCAATTGAGTGCGTCTAAATACATTTATGACGGCGAATATTATCAAGATTTTTCGTATGAAATTATCACTGAAATTCATGTCGATAAATATGCTGATATGATTAAAAAGGTATTACACGTTGCAGGGACTAAATTTTTCTCATCAACAATTTTATCTGACATAGCAAATAATTCAACGAACATTATAACTGAAATTACGAAAGAATCATAATGGCTCAATCTAAAAAACTCATAACGAAAGAAACTCGTTTACATAATGCTAGACAGTTATTAGAATCGGTCAATGAGCCTTCAAATACTGCCTATTACACATTCATAGGTAATCATCTAGATTATGCAAATACTTCGAACATACCACAGCCATATGATTCAGTATCTGAAGTACATATTGATGCCTATCGGAATATGATTTATGGTAAAAGATTAAATACCGGTGATATGTCTTTGATGATCAGAAGAAATGATTACGTCACAAATACTGTATATACAATGTATGATGACAATTTGGGTGAATCCAATCTCGCATTATTTGACAGTAATTATTATGCTATTGTAAACGCTGATGCCTTTTATCATGTATTCAAATGTTTAGATAATAACAGAAACTCACCGTCAACAATCCAACCTGAATTTTCCGAAATTGATGTGGCAGATGAATCATATCAAACTTCTGATGGATATACATGGAAATATATGTATACTGTCGATGATACTTTTAGAGGAAAATTTGCAACTAGTGAATATTTTCCAGTCGTTGCAAACGCTCAAGTTTCATCTGCTGCAAAAACAGGTATTATCGACGTTATCAAAGTAGAGACTGCAGGTTCAGGTTATGACAACTACTGTAATGGTGTTTTCCGAGTAGATGATTTGAGAATCGGAGGTAATGTCAGAACATATTCATTGAACAGTTCAGTTGGTGCAAATACAACAAGTAGATTTTATACAGGGTGCTATATTTACATTTCATCCGGCACTGGCGCAGGACAATATGCTAAAATTACGGATTATGTCGTAAATTCTACAGTTAAAGCAATAACGATTGACCGAGCTTTTAATGTAAAACCATTAGCTAGTTCTGCGTATCAGATCTCACCCGGTGTAGTAATTTTAGGTGATGGCACCGAGACTGTTACTGCCGAGGCAAGGGCAATTGTAAATTCATACGGAAATACAATTCAAAAAATTGAAATGTTGAATTTAGGTGAAAACTATAATTATGCTACTGCTACAATTGTAACAGATTCAGTTGTTGGTGTCAGTAAAACTGCAACACTAAGACCAATTTATTCTCCCCCGGGTGGTCATGGTTATGATGCTGCAAGAGAATTGGGTGCAACCAGATTATGTGTCAGCACTAAATTTTCTAATACTGATATAGGTATTCCTCTAAAGAATGATTACAGAACAATCGGAATTTTAAGAGATCCAGTATTTGCGAATGTAACTTTTAACATTACGGGTGCTGTAGGTTCTTTTGTTGCAGGTGAAAGCATATACAAAGTTAATGGCGTAAAAGTAAGTTCAAATGTTAGTATTTCAGCAACAGATTCTGTAGCTATAAGCAACACCGGAAATAGTGATTTCCTAAATCAATTTTCTGTTGGGGAATATGTTTATTTAAAAACAGAATCAGGATACCAATTATCTGTAGTAAATTCAATTGTAAATTCAACTTACATGACCTTTGCGTCAAATAATTATTACACTAGTAATCAGAATGCTGATATCTACAAAACAAATATCGGTGCTAATTTAACATCAGTTGATTTGACATATTCGACTATATTAACTGGTAATGTTTCTGTTAACACGACTTCTGCAAATATGAATGGAACCGGAACTAGTTTTACTACAGAACTTAAAGCAAATAGTAGTTTAGTTTTTATCTATAATGCATCTGCTGGCGGCGGAACTATTCGCAAAGTCAAAACAGTTGTTAGCGACACAGTGGCTATACTAGACTCAAATTGCAGTTTTGCTAATACGACTGCAAAAGCACAATTATTAAGTTACACTGTAAATTCAATAGTTTCACGAGAAATTGGTGCATCACAAGGATTGTTAACATCAGTTGCAGCAGGAACCTTTGATGCGTCTGGTGTTTCAGGTATATTTAAAACTGGTGATTTTGTAATAGGAGCAAAATCTGGGGCATTTGCAACTATAAGTTCTATTATGAGAAGCGGGGTCTACAAAGATTTTAGCACTTTTATTCAGATGTATAAATATAACGCAATTCCCTTTTCGGGAAGTTTTGTCGAAGACGAAAAAGTGTTTCAAAGCACTACAGGTTCTAGTAGACAGCAATTTGCTAATGCATATTTACATTCAGTCGTTGATTCTAACGTAAACAAAGATTATTACGTTACAAATCAAATTGGTTCTTTTCAAACTGGATCCCCAATAATAGGAACTTCTAACACCACACCGAGGGCAGATGTTGTTAATAAATATTCTCCGGAATTGGTTTTTGGTAGCGGTAAAGTCATGTATTTAGAAAAAGTAGATGCTATATCAAGAAGTAATACTGCAGCAGAAACAATCAAATTTATATTCGAATTTTAAGGTTCAGGGAACATGACATTAGAGACTAATTTTAACGTAGCTCCATATTTTGATGATTACAATGAAACAAAGGATTTTTATAAAATCCTATTTCGCCCGGGTGTTGCAGTACAAGCTAGAGAATTAAATCAATTTCAGTCTATTTTGCAAAAACAGATTGAACGTTTCGGAGACAATATCTTCAAGCGCGGGACAATTATTGATGGATGTAATTTTAATTTCTATTCATCATATCAATACGCTAAATTAGTTGATCAACAAAAGGATGGTTTGACTGCTATACCATCAAATTACGTTGGCTATTTTGCGAAGAGCGTAAATCCTTCAATAGGTGTAAACGCATATATTATTAATTATGCTGACGGATTCGTATCGACTTATCCAGATTTGAAAACTATATATTTGAATTATATTAACTCAGGTGCTAATGGATCAACAAATACATTTACTGCGGGTGAAACAATCAGCATATATGATCCGAACTATCCTCTGTTAGGTGTGGCTGCAAACAATGGCGGGTTAGGATTTAGTAATAGTGATTCTGTCGTTATTTCTCCTGCTCTTATTGTAAATGTGTCTTCAGGTACCTTTACTAATACTGAATATTTGTACCAACCTTTCACAGGTGCAAACGTTCAAATTATTGGAATCGACACTACTACGTTAGCAGATACACAACAAGTAATTCTTCGTGTCAAACCTAGAACAGTTGACTTGATTGATTCTACAGCAAAATCAACTCGCTGGACAATTTCAAATTCACACCCAGTTAGAAATGCGTCAGCGTCAGTAACTGCTGATGTTGAAGGTATTATAGGAACTGATGCTTCAGCAATTATTGTAACTGATTCTGCAGGTAAAGTTACTGATGTCACTATAACATCTTTAGGTTCAGGCTATGAAACACTTCCTTATGTGACTGTGAAATCAGCAAACAATTCTTCGGGATTGTCAACCCTTAACCTACAACCTAGAAATTATATTGCAAATGTCCAAATCTCAACATTACCTAATTCTATAGGTAACGGTTACGCATTTGCAGTCGGAGATGGTATCGTATATCAAAAGGGATATTTCTCAAAAGTAACACCACAAACTGTGATCGTTTCTAAATATTCGCAAACACCAGATGCAGTAGTTGTTGGGTTCAATACTGCTGAAAGTATTGTTGATAGTAATATTGACACATCATTGTTAGATAATGCACAAGGAACTGAAAATGAAAATGCTCCTGGTTCTAACAGATTAAAACTTACTCCTGAACTTATGATTGCATCAACTGCAGATGCAGCAGCAAATGACAACTTCTTTTCTCTAGTTGAATGGTCAGAAGGTCGTCCTTATAAGCAAAATCAACAAACTGCTTACAATAAAATCAATGATGAAATGGCTCGTAGAACATCAGACGAATCCGGCGATTATGTCATAAACAAATTTCTTGTTACTACTAGAAGCCCTGCCAATTCTTCACTAGAAGGTAATACTTTTAGTGTGCTTGTTGATCCGGGTATTGCATACATTGACGGATATAGAGTTGAAACAAAATCAAATTATACTATCAATATTAAAAAAGGTAATGATTACAGATCAGTAAATAATCATGCTGTCACATTGAATTATGGAAATTATATTAGGATCAAAGAGGTCGGCGGATTATTCCAATATAGCACTGGCGATATTATTAAGCTATATGATACTGCAAAGAATTTTATTTCTAACACAGCTGCTGCTGCAATAGGTAATACTGCAAACGTAGGAACTCAAATCGGAACTGCTAGAATTCGTTCGATGTTACCTTATAGCGGAACTGTAGGAACTGCAGATTCGACATATAAGTTGTATTTGTTTGATGTGAATATGAACTTAGGTAAGAATTTCCGTGATGTAAGATCGGTGTATTATGATGGCACAAACAAAGGTATTGCTGATGTTGTTACAAAATATGATGCATTAGTCGGAAAAGATACTGCTATTATTGAAGAAACTGCTAATAGCACCCTGGTGTTCAATTCTGGCGCATATTCAGTAAAGAGTACTGCTAATAGCACATACAATTATAGAACAATTGATCAAAATATTTCAATTGCTAATTCAGGATCTTTGACAAAAGATATATCAAGCATTTCAGGTGAATATTATACATTTGTAGGTGCTGCTCAAGTATCTAATTTGCAGGATATGTACTTAGTTCCAACTAGCGCAGGCTTAGTCGCTACTCTGTTTGCTAATGGCGATGTTAGCGTTAATACAACCTCGCCGAATGTTGTAGGAACAAGCACATATTT